GAGGGCGCGTCGCGCGGCGGTCGAAGGCGAATCGCGGTGATTCTGATGCTGGCGATTGGCACGCTGCTGACGGTGCTCGACTCTGTCGCGCAACAGGTGACCGTGTTCAACGCGGCGCTGGGCGTGGTGGGTACAGAGGGCGGCACAGTGTCGTTTGCAGCAGCGGCGAATGCGTCAGCGTTGGCGGCACTCGACGATACGAGCGTGCAGCGCGATCTGACGCCGGTATTCGTGCGACGCACGGATCTGGTGAAGGCGGGAGCGCTGCATGCGGCATTAGGCGGCGCGGCGCTGCAGCGCGCGTTGGATCGGCACTACGGCGGCGCGGGGCTGGGCGACTTGAACGCGTTTCTCAAAACGAGCGACGCGCGAGTGCACGAGAACCTGCGATCGATCGGCATGCAGATCGATGCGCGCAACGTGATGCCGCCAGCAGTTGACCCCGTTGCGAGGTATGACGGATCTGGGGCTGGAACCGGAGTCTTTGTGGCGGGGTCGAGCATCAACACGGAGAAGTACGGCGAAGCGCGAATGGAAGTCGTCGTCGAAGCGATGGGCGCGAGTGGTCGCACGTTGCGGCTGACGCTGCAGAACTTTGACGGCACGACGGAAACGCGCGATGTGGTCGTGCCAGCGAACACAGGTGCGCTGACGCTGATCGCGGTCGGTGCGGCAGCGGATCGGTACGTGGGTGTGGCGAATATCGAAACGGTTGGCGGCGGCGGTACGGCAGCGGATCGATTCCGCGTCCGGTCGACGGTGGAGCGCGCGATCGCGCTGTAAAGAAGGAGCGTAGGCAATGGCTCAGAGTGCAGACAACATTCACGTTGGTCCTGCGAGAATCTTTATCGGCGTCACGAACCCGGCGACGGGCACGCCTCCCACGTGGATGACGCATACGGCGGGCGTGCCGACGCCGGGAACGGAAGTCGGATACACGGAAGGCGACGCGATCTTCCGACTCGCATCGGAAAAGACCGAGATCATGGCGGAGCAGGCGTCGGGTCCGGTCGGCGTGTTCGAAACGGTCGAGCGCGTGGAAGTCGAGTTCACGGCGCAGGAACGCGTCTATGAGACGTTGCGCGCGGCGTTCGAAAACGCGGGCACGGTGAACGACGCGAACCGCATGGGCTTCTACGGCGGCGGTCAGCAGCGCACGGTGCGGACGCAGTCGGTGTTCATCTCGTCACCGCGCCCGAATCAGGCGGGCAAGTACGAGATCAGCGTGATCTACAAGGCCTACAATATGAGCGGGTACGAAACGGCGTACCGCAAGGGCGGTGCAGCGACGTATCGACTCGTGCTGCGAGGTCTGGCCGACACGTCGCGTTCGGTCGGTGATCAGCTCTATCAGCACTACATCGAGAAATAGAGCGCGAGAGAGGGACATTCAGCCCCATGTCCGACGAGAAGCAGACGCCGCGTGTCGCGAGCGCGGCGGAGATCAAGCGACGGAAGTTCCTGTATGTGGAGACGGGCGACGGTCTGGTGTTTCAGATCAAGCGCGTCGATCTGGTCTCCATGTTCATGGAAGGCACGATCCCGTTGCCGCTGATGCACGCGGTCGATCACGTGAACAACATGCGGCAGCGGATCAACTTCGGCGGTGCGTCAGCACTGGAAGAACTGAAGAACGAAGACCGCGATGCGATGAAGGAAGCGGTACGACGCATTGCGGTGCTGGTCAGCGTGAAGCCAAAGCTGACGCATTCGAAGAAGGAAGCACAGGACGGAGACGCGTTGTGGGTCGGCGGCGAGTCGGATATTCCCGACGACACCGACAACACGCCGGACGTGCTGTTTCGCGATCTCATGGACATTTGGAAGGCGGTGATGGGCGAAGCCGGTGTGAAGCTGATCACACTGCCTGAAGCCGTGGAGTTTCGTGAGAGCGAACCGCAATCTCCTGCTGATGCTGTACGAGATGGCGATCACGTATCGGGTGAGGCCGAGCGACTGGATCTTGCGGCCGGAGTTGCAGCGGCAGAGGGACCGGATTCGGAAGTTGTACGGGAATGGAAGTCGTATCACTGATGCGATCTTCGCGATCGACTTAGACGCGGCCGTGCTGAAATTCGGCACGAAGCACTTACCACACGACCCGCCGCGTCGATAGGAAAGGCGCATGGCGGGAATCAACGACGTCCTCTCAGTCTTTCAAGTTCGCGCCGAGACGGATGATGCCCAGAAGGGGATCGCCGGACTCGGCGGTTCTTTTGGTTCGCTGTTCGGCACGATCGCGGGCGGCACAGCGGTAGGCGGCGCGTTACTCGGCGTCGTGACGTCGATCGGCAGCGGCATGCTGAATCTGGGCCGATCGATCGTCGGTTTCGCGACTGATTCGGTCCGCATGAATGCGTCGTTGGAACAGACGACGCTGCAGTTCGAAACGCTGATGGGCAGCGCCAACAAGGCGAAGGAGCACGTCGGCTTCCTCTACGAGTTCGCGAAGAAAACCCCGTTTGAAACAGGCCCGATTATCGAGGCGTCGAAGTCGCTGCAGACGTTCGGCGGCGCCGCGCTCAACACATCGAAAAACCTCACGCTGATCGGAGACGCGTCAGCGGCGACACGTGCACCGATCAATGAGCTGGGCTTCTGGGTCGGTCGACTCTACACGTCCGTGCAGGCGGGCAAGCCGTTCGGTGAAGCGGCGATGCGGCTGCAGGAACTGGCGGTCATGTCGCCGCAGGCCCGATCGCAGATGGAAGCGATGCAGAAGGCGGGCAAGTCAGCCGCCGAAGTGTTCGCGGTGTTTCAGGGCGATCTGGGGCGGTTCACTGGCGCTATGGAGAAGCAGGCCGGGACGTGGAGCGGCCTGACGTCGACGATCAGCGACACGATCGGCATTCTCGGCGGACGTGTCTTCGAACCGTTCTTCGCGGCGGCGAAACTGGGCCTGAAGACGGTCGCAGATCTTCTCGGCAGCGAGGGGCTAGCGAAAACAGCGACGCAGTTCGGGCAGGCGGGCATGCAGGCGTTCAACATCGTGAAGACCGCGATGGGGCCGATCGTGCCGCTGGTGACTGAGCTAGCACGCGCATGGGTCGGCAACGCCAACGCGGTGAGCACGGTCGAAGGCGTGATGAAGATGATCCTGCGCGTCTTCGCCGCGATGCTCGACGCGTCGGCGTTTCTCGTGCGCGGCCTCGGTGCGCTGGTCGAGATGTATTACTCGATTCGCATTGCAGGCAATGCACTGCTGCAGGGATTCGGCAAAGTCGTTGAAGGCATTTTGTGGGGCACGCAACAGATCGCGATCGGTCTGTCGAAGGTGTCGATCGGGGAGACGAGCAAGTCGTTCGAACGCGACGCGGCGGCACTGGGCGACGCGCTGAACAAAGTCCGAGCCGATATCAAGGGGCTGGGCGAAGACAACGCCGAGTACGAGCGCAAGGCGAAGCTGGCGGTGTCGGGATCGCAGGCGGTCGGCGCGGCGATGAACAAGTCGGCGTCCGAGATCCGGCGCGTCACAGAGGGCTTTCAGTACATCAACCCGGAGCTGGGCAAAGCAAAGTTCTCGTTCGACGAAGTCAGCAAGGCGATCGACGATCAAGCGGAAGCGACGAAGCGCAGCAAAGAGGAAACGGCGAAGCTGTCGGCGGAGTCGGTCAAAGACATCGAGGAATTGCGGTCGAAGTGGAACGAGTTGCCCGAGTCGAAGCGCAAAAACCAGCTCGCGATCAGCAATCTCGTGCTGCAGTACCGATCGCTGCGCGACAACGTTACCGACAAGTCGCAGCTCCCGGCCGATCTAGAACGGATCTTCCTCGCGCACGAGAAGGCGGCAAAGGGCGCCGACACGAACACGAAGTCAGCGAAGGAGCTGGCGGCTGAAAAGAAAAAGCTGGCGGCTGAAGCGAAGAAACTTGCTGAGGGGATCGAGGAACTTAACAGCAAGGTGATGCCGCTGGAGTTCGCGCTGGAGCGCGGCTGGTTCGGCAAAATCAACACGGAGCTGCCGCAGACGGTCGGTCTGACGAAGGAGATGACCGACGAATTGAACCGAATGAACGCGTCGACGATGACGATGACGCAGGCATTCGACAAGGGCGTCTTCGGCAAGGTCGAGCGGGAGATTACGGGATTCCAACCGAAGATCGTTCCGGTCCGCGAGCAGTTCGACAAGATGGTGACGTCGCTGTCGGAGCTGGCGGAGATCGCGCCGGGAGCGTTCGGCAAAGTCTCAGGCGGGATCGCCAGCATGCTCGGCGCGGCGAAGGGCGGGCTGGACGCGTTCGACACGCTGAAGAAGGGTATTCAGGGCTTCGGCGGACCGAACCTGATGTCGAGCATTACGTCACTGGCGACGGGGATCGGCGGCATTATCTCGGTCGCAGGCGTGGCGGTGAACGCGCTGAAGTCGCTGTTCGCAGGTAAACCGGAGTGGCAAAAGATCGGAGACGAGATTCGGCGCGACTACGGCATTCACGTGTCTGAGGCGTTGGCGAAGAAGATCGAGCAGGACGCCAAAGCGCTGAAGGATCGGCACGCGGCGATCGTGCTGAATCTGTCGGACGTGATCAAAGAGATGGGCGGCGTCACGGCCCAAAACCTCGAGCAAGTGATCGGGAAAACGCGCGATCTGTTCGCGATGATCGACAGCAAGAAGATCACGACGGAGCAGGGGCTGAAGCAGTTCCAGCAGATCTTCCCGCAGCTCGCGAAGGTGATCACGGACAGCAACGGCATTGCGAGCGGGTCGTTCTTAGAGCTGATTCGCTTGCACGATCGATTCGGCATGAAGTCGAAGGAGGTCACGGACTTCGTCGTCGGGCAGATGAAGACGGCGGGCGAAGGCATGATGGTCTTCCTGAAGAACGCCCAGATCAGCAATCAGGAAGCGGCGTCGGCAATGGGCGGCGCGGTAGTCGCCATTTTCGACCGCATGCGCAAAGAGGGGCAGTCGACCGCGCACGCGCTGATGCAGTTGACACCGCTGGTGCGCGAGCTGGAAACGAAGCTGCAGCAGGCGGGTTTCAGCGGCGGCGCGGCGTTCGACGACATCCGGCGGCTGGCAGCGGTGGCGGGCAGCGAGATCAATTCGAAGGCGCTGTTCGCAGTTGAGGGGCTGACGCAAACGATCAAGGGTCTGCACAACAGCGGCTTGCTCACGAAGGACATGTTCTCTGGGCTGGCGGGCCAGATCAGCGCGACGTTCAACGATCTGGTGCGGCAGGGCATGCACGGCGACGACGCGATGCGGCTGATGCAGCCGACACTCCAGACGCTGTGGGAGATGCAGCGCAAATTCGGGTACGCGGTCGACGATACGACGCAGACGATTCTGGATCAGGCTGCGGCACAGGGGCACGTCGGGCAGCAGTTCATGTCGACGTCAGACAAGATGCTGGCGGCGACGGAGCGCATGACGCGGGCGATCGAGTTCATGGCCGAGAAGATGGGCTATGACGCGGCGGCAGCAGCCGACGAGTTCGGTGATCGCACCGAGCGGGCGGCAGGACGTGCGGCGACGGCACTGGACGAAGCGTCGAATGCGTCGATCGGCACGCGGGAACGGTTCGACGACGCGACAGCGGCAGCGGACAACTTCGGCAACACGGCGTACGGCGCGGGGCGCTACGGGGCGAGCGCCATCGGAGCGCTGGTGCCGGTGCTGGGCGACGTGCGGCACGAGCTGCAAAACGCTGAGGGCGCGTTTCGTGAATGGGCGTCGGTCGCGGGAGAAGCCGCGCGGGAAGTGCAGTACGAAGTCGACGCGGTGACGTTCGGGCATTCTCCCGGCGGCATTAAAGAGTGGGTCCCGAGGCTGCAACAGGCAGGCGACGAGTTCGAAAAGTTCGCCGGTCGCACGCGCACCGCGACACGCGCGGCGAAGGCGGGTGTCGACGAGGTAACGGCGGGCATCGGTGCGTCACGCGACAAGATGGCGGTGTTCGGCGCGGACGTCACCACGATTCTCGGCTTCGCGACCCGAGACTTTGCGACGTACTTCAGGGAGACGGGCGAAGCGAATATCGACTTCCATAATCAGCTCAAGGCGCAATTGGAAGCGTCGAAACGCGTCGAAGCGGGTTTGCGCGCGCAGACGATGACCGAGGAACAGCGCACACAGGCGGATCTGCTGTCGAAGTACATCGCGTTTTTGAACGAGAAGCTGTCGATCTCGACGCAGCGCAACACGGCGGACATGGAATACAAGAAGTACGTCGGGCGCGAGCTGACGGCCGAAGAACGCGAGCGGGCGCGCGTGATCACCGAGATCATGATGAAGCTGTCAGCGGATCTGCGTAGCGGCTGGGAGTCGGTGAACGCAGGCGCGAAGCGACAGGTCGACGACTTGCTGCGTCACACGTCACAGAAGACGACGGAGACGGCGAACCAAATCCGCTTCGTGTTCAAAGAGCTGTCTGGCAACGCGCAGAGCATCGGCACGTTTATGACCCAGACGCCTGCGCAGCGGTTCGAAGGCGCGAACTGGACGGGCGCGTCGAACTTCGCGCAACAAGTGCAAGCCCAGATCGGCGCACTGAACCGAGAATACGCGAACTATCAGGGCCGTCCGCTGAATGCGCGCGAGCAGGAGATCGTTCGCATCGGCGGTCAGTACATGTCGTTCCTGCAGGGGAAGCTGGGGCTGGCGACCCGCATGGCCGGATTGGAACAGGAACGCAACGCGTTTCTGGGGCGGACGCTGAGTGCGAGTGAGACGGCACGCGTGCGCGAGATTGAACAGGCGTATGCCGGACTGCGCGCCGAGTTGATCAACGGTTTCGATGAAGTGGCGCGTGTCGGCCAGCAATATTTCGGGTCATTGGAAGGCGCGGTGAACGCGGTCGCGTTCGGGCGGTCTCCCGGCGGGCTGAAGGAGTGGGTCCCGCTCGCGCGCAACGCAGGGCGCGAGTTCGCGAGCATGACGTCGGCCACGATTGCGCGAGTTCGCATGCTGGGTCGCGAAGTGGATCACATCGGATTGGGATCATTCGGCGCGGGCGGCTTTGGCGTCGGGCGCGGCGGCGTCGGCACGGTGGTGATCGACGCTCGCGGCGCGATCATCGCGAACGACGCGGCCATGCAGGACTTCACCGATCGAATTGAACGCACGATTGCGCAGCGGCAATTTAGCAGCGGTGAGCGTGCGGAGCTGGTGTCGTAGTGGGCATTTATCACAACACGCTGCCGACAGGCAGTACGGGTGTCGGTGATCCGTCGAAGGTCTACGCGGACGACTATTCGGCAAACCACAACCATCCCGGCTTCCTGATCTGGTGCGGTGTGTCGCGCAACTTCGGGTGGACGGTGCCCACGGCGCGGACGGAGATCTTCGCGGTGGTCGCGAACCGCTGGAAGTACCCGTTTGAGTGGGTCGAACACATTCGCCTTGTGGCGAACATTCAGAAGGGCGTGACGGGCAGCGGCGGGCTGGGCACGATCAGCGTGCAGTATTCGAACGACAACGGCGTGACGTGGGGATCGTTCGACGGGCTGGGCGGGCCGACGATCAACATCGCACAGGCGGGCCTGCGCGACTCGGGCTGGCGGTCGCTGTCGTCGACGGTGAAGGCGATCGCGGCGCCGCGCGATCTGCTGGTGCGGCTGGTCGGTGAGGGCGGCAACGGCAACAAACAGACGGTGTTCGGCTACATGGCGATCTATGCCCGTTAAGCACAAAACGACGGCGCCTGCTGATACGCCGACTGGCGGGTTGCTGGGGTCGGCGGAGTGGAATGCGAATCACAAGTCTCCTGCGTGGCTCGCATGGGCGGCAGCCGAATTGGACACGAACGGTGGGATCACGTGGTCCAACATGAGCGCGCCGGACGACGTACCGATCACAGGTACGAACTTCATGCAGCGGTTCGACTTCCAGCACGTCACGGAAGCGCGGTTCATTCTCAACGTCTACATTTCCGGCACGATCGGGTCACGGCTCGCACCGATGGCGCAGTACTGGGATGTCGGCGCGGGCGCGTACGTGGTGCGCGGGTTGGACGGCGCGATCAGTGTGGCGGGGTCACTGTTT